GGTCTCTCGGATGATTTGATCGCCGCTGGCCGAGCCAACCGTCAGGTCAACCAACCCTTCATTGGCGTTAAACGTTGCTGCTGCGGTCCCGGTGATGCTGTTAGCCCACAGATTATTGTCGGCGTAGCGATGAGATGAATCAAACAACGTAAGGGGGTTGCTGACCCGCAGGCGACCAAACGCGTCCGTGTTGGTGCCGCCGATAGAGATTGGAATAGGCGTGTCAGTCGCCATAAGCTGCCCCAGCACCGCATTCAAGCGATTGAAGTAGATCCGCAGGACGTTATTAAGCTGATCTTGATAAGCCTGAGAATAGTTAATGGTCGCTTGCGGCAAAGCCGGAGGCGGAACCTGCCGGAGCGTGTAATCCGTCGTGACAACGAAGTTAGCCACCAGACACCCCTGATCCAGAAGCCTTACCGTCTTCGCGCATATCCAGCCTCATAGAGCCTAGCTGCCATGTTACCCCTTCTGCGCTAGATTCAAACTTCATAGACATCTGCCTAGCACGTATCCGAACATATACCTGCCCGGTAAACGCTTCTATAGGCACGGTAGCGGTTCTGGTTACCCCGGCGTTATTAGAGCCACCAACAGACGCAGGTGAGATGTACCCTGACCCAGAGTTCTTAAGAGGCAAAAGCGTCAACGTACCGCTCGGGCTACCGGCGGTTGAACCCCTAAAAGTAATGTCTGGCAGAGCCCTGCGAATAAAGACAAACTTATCCCCATCGTCTATATCGAACTCGGCGGAAGTAATAGAAGCGGCGATAGGAAGCGTGGTTCCTGTCTCGTTATCGTCTACCCCGCTTTCATGGTTCACGAGGTTATTAGAGTACGTAGCTGCAAGTGGGAAGTTTCTAAGCCCTGAATCCAGCCACGCGGTTCTAGCCATCGTGCCGTAGTACCAAGCACCTTCGCCGTTATTCTCGCCGTAGTTAAAGATTACATACCGATCAATCGTAGTTGAACCTCGGGAACAATAGAACCACCAGATCTCATTAAAGCCTTCATTAGTTCCTGAAAAGATCTGAAGGTATTGGTCGGTATCAATGTCACTAAAGATGTATTGTCTAAGATCACAGCGAAGCGTTTGAGTTCTACCGTCGTACTTGTAGAACTTGTCTTTCCCCATCCAGTAAGACACGCCATTGGCATAAGCTACTGCGTTCTCACTAACGATAGAGATGTTCTCTCCCACCAACTGGGCACCCCATACTTCCGGTGCACCGAGGTACTGAAGGGAGTAAAGAGAAGCATCTGTCCACACCAGAATCTCCTGCCGAGACTGGATAGCGGTGACGATCTCTGACCCTCGTGAGAGTCTTAATGAACCTGCCTGATTGGTCGCAGCGGGCGTCCAATTGGTAGCGTCTTCTTGATCCGACCAGCGAATTAACATGGTGTCCTGCGTGGCAGAACCAAGCTCATTACACCCAAACGCAAACACAAACCGGTTGATATCCGAGATCAGGATGTAGTTCTGGATTGTCGGAACACCAGAAGCATCTCCGTAGGCGGACAGCAAAAAGCCTCTTTGAGAGATCCTATGGCTCCCCGACTGGGTGCCTGATGTCGTGATAGCAGAACCACCGGAAGTCGCCGCTAGACTAAATGTAGTTCCGGTTGAGTTCACTACATAGTAGGTTGTACCGACTGACAAGCCAGTCGGCAGTGCCCCATCTGTAGTAAGAACAACAGGGGTTCCGTTGGCTAGGCTGATAGACGTAGTAACCACGCCGGGAGCAGCAATGGTGATGGTAAACGCAGCCCCGGTAGTTCCAATCGTGGCATCCCAGTAATAGATCGGACCGCCCCGAGGACCAAAGATAAGGTCTTCACCAAAGTTTCCCTGACTCCACAGACGCAGAGGATCAGTAGACGCTTCACCAATACCCCATGTACCTGCACCCCACGGGCCTGCACCCCAGCCAGTTAAAGGAACTACGTTAGCTGGGCCGGTGTTGATTTGATAAACAGCACGTACCGTACCGCCACCAGCAGCGGTGGTTCCTGTAGCTTTAGCCGTAACGGTATGTATGCCAGTCTGAGTAGAGCCGGAAGTGTTAATAGCTGTTCCACCAGAGGTGGTAGAAAGCTGGAAGGTATACCCAGAAGTGTTGACTACGTAATACGTAGTATTTGCAACGAGAGGAGAGGGAAGAGTCCCGGTGGTAGATAAAGTAACCTCTACCCCGTTTGCAAGTTTGTTTTGCGAGGTAAAGACAGCAGGAGAGGCAAGAGTGATAGAAACCGGAACGGCAGTGCTGATCGTATAGGTATTAGTACCCGTTACTGTGATCTGATACTCACCTAAAATCGTTAAACCGTTGATTGCCGAAGACCCGTAGAACGATACAAAGTCGCCCGTTTCATACCCGCCGTTGGCGTCGGTGATCGTTACCGTAGAAGAGCCAGAAGTCGTTGCAAACGGATTGGTAAGAGTTACCGCAGAACGGATAGGCGTAATGTCGTTGTACGCGCCGCCTTGCTCAATGTAGAACTTGAGGTTTGTACCAACCCCAATCAGGTTCACCCCACCAAGGGTTACCCAGTTCCACAAAGATCGGCACAGGCCCAAGAAGGTTGTACTAGAGATCCGCTCCCACCCGCCGATCTTCTCCGGCGTACCCTGACGGAAGCGAACCTTGTCAGACGAATACCAACCACCCTCCGTGGTGTATCGTGTATTCTCGCGGTTAACACCGGGTTTTAGTTGGATCTTCTTGAGCATGGCTATGCCTTTAAGTACAACGCTCTCTCATCATGCCTGCGAGTCACCAGCCCCGGCAACTCTCGTCCGCCAGCCAGCGTCCATTTCTTAAACTCATCTGCCGCTCCCTCATAGTCTTCCCGGTTGTGCTTCATGCGAAGGGTAGAGTTCTGAAGGTTACCTAACCCAACGTTAAAAGCAAACGAAGCGAGTGCCAGATGGCGATTGCTAAGAGGAACCACAGTACATAGTCTGAGTACCCCCGGAAGAAACCGCTGAAGATCCTCTTGAAGTAGCGCATCGACTTCACCCTCGCTTAACGTCCGATTCCAACCTTCTGGTATAGGTAACTCAAGTCTTCTATCAAACGGGACACGGAGATGAGCAGGGTCGATAACACGACCAACGCCAACAGTCCACAAACGAGCAGGACAACGATAAGGCGCATAGCGCACCCCTTCATGGTGCTTGAGCATTTCAATCAGCGTTTTCACTTCTTGCTAAACGCCTGAGAGCCAAACCAAAAACTTATGATTGACGCCCAGATGATCTGAGTGTCAGCGTCCCACAGATTAGCGATCACCTCTGCAAACGGGGTTCCGAGGTGCCACGCATACGCCGCCCCGAAGATGTTGATGAAGCACAACAGGGCAAACATCCCGTAGGTGATGACCGGACGGACCAGAGCGCGGGCGTTGATCACCCAGCGGCTTGCGCCTTCCCCGATTGCAATGTCGTGCGCGTACAGGGCTTGCTTCTCAGCCAAGGCGGTTTGAGCCATCGTCACCTCTGCACCGACCTGCAACTGATCTGTACGGATCTCTTCTACCCTTGCTTGGGCCTCGAAACCTGCCTTCCTGAGTTCCAGTTCCCGCTCAATCTGCATTTGAGCAAGGGCAAGTTCGTGCTTCTTGTCGGACTTGTCTTGAAAAAAGTCCAGCAGCTTCGGCAGACCCCCAGCGAGAAAGGAGAGAAGGGTTGTAAGAAGGGTGATCATTTTGACTCCGGCCAAGAATTTACGATAAAGGCTACGATGTGAAACAGAATGATCCCGCCGATACCTACGACTACGAGAATCAGACCTGCATCACTTGCGTTCCTGATTAACTTCTTTCGGCGTCTGAGCTGTTCGTAAATCATCTTCTCACGCTGCTCTTTTACTCTCCGGCGCATCTGGATGAACTCGATGTAGCCTTCTCTTCCTAAGTGCTGAAGCGGCCCATAGTGGAACCAGTGGTAGAGAGTCTTCTCCATCTCTTGGATCTTAACCTGAGCGGCGTAAGCATCAAACGCCTCTACGGTCGCAGACTTAGAGAAGGTGAGCTTCTTGAACAGAGGGGGCTTTTTATCCTGCCCCATCCATTCCTGAATGTCAGCAACCGCCCCGGCCCATTTACCGAGTTGTCCAAAGACATCCTCGGCTTCTCGGCCAATCTCAACCGCTTTCTTAATGCCATTAAAGACAGCAGTAGCGGTTGCAAGGGCGGTTACCGGATCAATCATTCCACGGCAGGGGAGGGCTGACCACTACGGGGTGCTTTTGAAGTTCAATCTGCTGCTGCACTGCGGCTTCCGTCGCGGCCTTGTCAACCCCGTTCGCCCAGATCCATCCCAACACTTCGTTCTGCGTGAGTTGGTCGTAGGGGACAAAGCTCGCCGGGTTCGGGCCGGGGATAGAGCAGGTTGAGTAGACAGAGGCAGAGTAGGTCTTGTCACCATCTACTTCGGTAGAAGCACACTGCCAGTGGACGGTTATCACTACATCGCTCAGGTTGTCTTCTGAGACTTTGCAGTCCATTGCGGATACGGTCCAGTTCATGATTAAGCTCCTTTAAGTGCGGCCACTTCGGCCTTGAGTTCGTGGATCATTGCTTGCTGTTCTTGAATGGCTTTTGTAAGCAATGGGATAAGAGACTGATATGCAACATTGAGATACTCAGGCCCGGCTTGGACAATCCCATCCACATATGATTTTTCAGCCATTGC